TAAGTTCTATATATTTGTGGTTGTATATATTTAAACTTGTCTAGTTCGTATGAACTTTGTTTAAAGTGTTTAACTAATAGTTTCCAAACTACAGCTTCGAATTTACTTTTGAATGTAGGAGTCAAACCTATCCTTCCAATTGTCTTCGATAGAACGTTTCATCCATAAACAAGTAGCATTACGTATGAATCTATCATCATCAGCGTATAGGTCTTGAACAATTTCAAACATTTCTTGTTCTGTCTCACAATTACCTAGCATGTTTCTTGCTTTTTTATCACCTAATCCTTTAATTCCTATTACATTATCAGCTTTATCGCCTTTAATACATTGTTCAAAGAATAAACGATTACCTTCTAACTCTGTTTGTTCAAGAAATAAGTCAGGTCTCTTCCATCCCTTACCACTTATTTCCCATGAGAAGTGATGACCAGGTACTTGTAATAAATCTTTATCAATAGTGCAAATAATAGTACCTTGTTCTTTCTGAAAGATAGCTAGTGAGTCGTCAGCTTCTAATCCTTCAGGTGACATTTCTGCACCCATTTTTTTAATTGCATAGTCTTTAAGTTTTTGCAAGTGAACAGGTTTTACTGCTGTTCTATTTGCTTTGTAGGTAGGCAAGACATCCTTACGAAAGTTACTAGGTGATGAAATAAATGCACGATACTCTGTTGCTTTTACTTTGCCTAGTATACCATCAAGCATGTCTTGACATCTACTTTTAGCAATACCAAATGCCTCAGATTCAGCCGAAGAGGCTGCTCTGAAGCATACGATATCCATGTCAATAAGTGCTAACACTAAAACGGAACATCATCAGCAAGTTCTGAGAAAGCCTCGTCACTTGTTTCTGTAGTTGCACTACCTAATGAACCATGTAATACAAAGTGTTCATAAGTTTGTGCTAAGGCTACAACGTCTGCTGCGTTTAGTTTAGTACCATGTGTTGCTAAGGTAGCTACTGCATTAGACAAAGAAGATTGTCGAATAATCATAATCTGACGATCTGTTTCTGCACCTTGTGTTACTTTAGTTGCAGGTTTAGAAAGAGTAGGATCTTGCTTACCTAACCCTGTCCATTGCCAATAACCATTATCATCTTTTTCAGACATAATATCTACTGTATCTCCTTTCTGCCATGTTTGTGCTGCTTTAAATACTGCAGGATTACCAAATGACATTAACTTTTTAGACTGAGCTTGTCCTTGTTCGTTCTTATATGTAATCTCTAAGAACTGATAGGAACGACCATTCTTGCCTGTTTGTGTTTGCATTTGTCCTACATCAATTACTGTAATTTGCATTGACTATCTCCATGTTTTTCCAATCAGAACCTACTTGACACTCGACTCTCATTGGAAGGTTAAACTTAACTTTGAATAACTTTTCAAAGTTCTTAGGAACATCATTAAAACATTTATCAACAATGTTCACTATACTTATATTATCCCATACTTTAGGATTAAAGTCAAGTATTATAGAATCATGTACAGTATTAACCATTATAATTCCTTCCTTGTCTTTAAGTCTATTGTATAATGATACTCGTGCAATAGCCATTAGGTCTGCACCTAATCCCTGCACAGGATAATTTAGTATTCTTGTACGAGGGTACTTAACTTTTCCATACTTAGTTACTTCTGGTTCGTAGTAATAAGTTCTACCTGTAGGCATAATTAATTTACCATCTCGTTTAGCACGAAAAACTAACTCATCATGCCAAACTTGTAATTGTTTGTATTTGTTATAAAACTCATTAATAATCTTTTGCCAGTAGTCTTCATTACCTACGTCTTTAAAGTTAGGATCGTTAGCATAGCTATAAGCAGAGCCTCCATAGATAAGGCGGAATACAAAGGTCTTAGCAATCAAACGACTTGGTAAACCAAAACGTTCTTGGTTGTCTGAGTGCATGTCTGTACCTTTCCATATCTCATCTATGGCTAATTTATCTTGAGATAGATAGGCAGCACCTACCCATTCAAGTTGTTTTGCATCTGCTTGTAATAACATTAGAGGTCTCCTAAGTCAGCTTCCTCTTGCATTAAAGGTGGTAAATCGGATATAACTTTTTCGTTATATCCGACTACCTCTGGAAGTTCTTCTTCAATGCCTACATAAAATTCTGTTTGAGCGGTAGGGATCGGTTGAATTATAACTTCCTCATTACCTCGTATATCTACAATTTCAATCTTGGCATCGTAATTAAGCCAGACTCCAAAGATTAACGTGGTAAAAAATGCTACAATTGCTATTACAATATGGGTGTTTCTTGTACGTAGTTCCTTATTGTTCATCTATTCTCCATATCTAGTTTTAAATAATGATTTAATTTCTCCATCAAAGTTTTGTAGATTAGGTTTACTACTGGATAGTCTACCTGTACGTGCTACACATTGATTGAGTTGACCATGTAATACTCCTTTTCTCCAGTTCTGTTCATCAACAAGTTTGTTTAAACCTCTATAGTAAGTTGTCAATCTTTTGTCTAACGTTGCTCTAGTTTGTAACAAGCTAAGTATTTCTTTAGCATCGTTAGTAGGTAACTTTAATTGTTTAAGAGTACTCTCGTCTGTAGAGTAGTAACCTTCTTTAGCTAGTTCTGATTTAGGTAAAGGTGTACATAATCTAGGTAGTACTAAAGTTTTTTCTTCCCATTTGTATTTAACTTGTCCTTTTTTAAGACCTGTTTTATATACTCCAATCTCCACCTGTTCGCGGTATTTAATGTCTCCACCATAAATGAGAGCAGAAAGATGCTCATTACTAGAGGGATTGAAATCAGGATGATTATGGTGCTTATAAAGTCTTCTATCAAGTTTTCCAATTTGTTCTTCAAGTTCATTAGCGAGTACCTCACTCCAGTTGTAGTCATAAGTTATACCATTAAATTCCATTTCTTCTAATACAAGTAAGTCTTGATTATGTAAACTAATTAGTCGTAAGAGATGTGGTTGTTTATGTAAGTCTTCTATTTGTTTACGATAGACTTGTTCTGTAACAATAAGGTCTTGTCTGAGATAGTCAAACAATATATCTTTAGGTATGTTAGGTGTGTTAATACCATTGTTCCAGTATTCTTCTTTTACTGTGTCAAGTTTTTGTTCTATACCATAATGTTCTGCTACTTCATTTAGACTAGGATAGGGTTTGTTTTGTCCTGTAAGAATGAAGTGTACAAGTTGACAATCCCATATCCGTTTCTTATTAAAACGTATACCATATTTACGTAGCCAGTGTAAATCAAACTTGATGTTAAACCCTACAAGAATATCCGTTGAATCTAAGGAGAGTTGAAGATTCTCCAGATTGTTCTTGTAAGGTTGTGCATCAAACTCAATTATATAAATTGATTGTGGTGAGTTATTGTAAGGAGTTGATGTAGTACCTACTAAACAAAGGCTATTGTTTTGGTCAAACGGATTACCTTTATTACTTATTGTAGTTTCAACATCAATAATTGTGTAGTTCATTTCTTCTCCTTACATAATCCTATTATATTAAACTCACCTGGATGGCTTCCTGCTGTACACCACCATTTATTATTATACCATACTTTTGCAGATTGTCCACACTTATTGCAAACTTTTTTAGCTTTATCATATTTCTGCATATCGAGCTACCTCTGGTTGAATGATGACTTGTGTTTGCCCATGTCGTAAATCAGGCAACGAATCTGTATCACCTAGTAGTTTATTTTTACTAATGTTAAGGTAACGTCTACGAGATGTATTGTCTTGTTCTTTACCAATACCTAATATCCAATCAGCTTCACCTTGTTTAGCTGTTTTACTACTGTCTACCATATCCATAGTTAACCAGAGTTTACCCTCTGCTTCACCACCTGCTTGACTAACAGCAATAACAGGTCCATATTGTTTAGAAAGTTCTCTTGCCCATTGGTAGATAGCTTTAAGTTCTAAGTCATTACGATCTGCTTTGAATCCTTTAATCTTATCTATCTGGTCAAATATAATAAGACCGGGATTGTATTGTTTTAATACAGCTTCAATACGTTTAGCATTTGATGAGTCATTAAAGTCAAAGATTTTAATGCGTCCTTCTGTAATGTCCATGTATTGTTTTGCATAGTGTGGTATATCACTAAACAATTGTTGTGTTTCTAATCCGAGTAAAGCTTGGTAACAACGGATAGCTACTTTCTTACCTTGCTCTTCGTTGTTAAACCATATAATATCTTTGTCAGTTTGAGCTACCATGTTAGTAATTTCACTAGCTAAGAAGGTAGTCTTACCAGTCTCAGGTCTAGCAAAGATAAATCCAAAGTCTCCTTGACGTAGTGAACCCATTGATTTGTTAAGCCAATTTAATCTCCAACGTAGTCCAGACTCTGCTACTTGTGATTGGTACAAGTCAGCAAGATCAGTAGTAATTGCTTCTGGTTTATCATCTTCTATATCGTCTTGTTCAAACTCTAAGAATTTGTCGAATAACTTTTGTATTTCTGTATTGCCGTCCTCTACGTCTAGTGCTATTTTAGCTAGACTACCTGCAAGACAGCGTGTCTTGTGTGTACGTAGTAGTTCGATAAGAGGTTCTGTAATTTCTTTTGTGTTGTAATAAAATACTTCATCAATAAGGTCTTTAAGTTCTTGTCGTTCTGATGATTGTAATAAATAATTATTATTATAACTAATTTCTAATTGTTCTTTTGTAATACTATTAGTATTATATTTATTATAGTAACTATCAATACTAATAAATAATTTATATAAGTTAGTATAATTAGTTTTAATAAATTCTAAATTAAGATACTTATAATAATTACTATATAACTCTTTGTCTTCACAAAAAAGTTTAGCTATTTGTTTTTCAACCATTCTAAAATCTCTCCTTTACTATATTCTTTTGGATCTGCTGCAGTTATAACTACACTCGCAGCGATGCTTTTTGCTTTTAAATTATTCTTAATCTTAATTGCTTGTTTAGCTTTATCACGATCTAACCATATTGTAACAGGTTTTTTTGAAGCTGTCAACTTTTGTTCTAACTCAGTAGAAACTGTTGATCCTAATAAAGGGATAGCACAGTAGCCTTCGTAACGTAGTCGAGCAACTTTAATTGCAGAGAGTACATCTTCAACAAGTACAATCTTATCTCCTTTGCCATAAACTATAATAGGTTTTTGTCCTTGTGATTTGTACTTAGCTCCATCAGAAAAGTTACGTCCTTGCCAGTAGTTTCTACTACGAACAAGTACTAAAACTTTATGTAATGGAGACCATTCCATTTTGTATTTTATTGCATCTTCGCTGGAGATGTCGTATTTTAGCAACCATTTCATAGCTTTTTGTGGAATATCTTTGATGGTAGTAATCATTTCAAACTCTTTAATTATAGGTTTATTATTGAGGCGTTGACGTAGGGAATTAAGATCATTTTTAATTTTATTATAACCGCAACCAAAGCAATAGTAATTGTTAGTATACTCTGCTAGGTTATCTTTGCTGCCACA